AGGGAACCTAACAATGAATGAACTAGTAAAGAAAATAATTGCCGGGGCTTTGTCCGGCTTTGTATCGGCATTTCTCGTTGACCTCAATGCTTGGAAGAGCAACGAGGCAATGGAGCACTTTAACTGGGCGTTAGCTATCAAGCGGTGGCTAGCGGGTGCGGTGAGCGGAGCCTTGACGGGGCTTGGGTTCGGGCAATTATGAACGCCAACTTCCGCATCGGCTTTAACCTCGGCGGTCTCTTAAAGAACCTTGGGGTATTCGTGGTGAAGGTAAGCCAAGAAGACGGGGAGCGGATTATCATGGTCTGCGACCAGCTGAGAGTAGCCTTGATTCTGGCGGGTCAAGGTGTACTTGCCGACCGCTTGATTGCTGAGTTCAGAAAATAGGTATTCTTTGATCGTGGCAAATCTCGCACCTCAAAAGATTGAGACCGTTCCAATAGGAACACTCAAGCATCACCCGAAGAACCCAAGGAAGGGAGATGTAAAGAGCATCACCGAGAGCATCGAGCACAATGGATTTTATGGGGTCGTGGTGGCTCAGAAGTCTACTGGCTACGTCTTAGCGGGTAACCATCGCATGATGGCGGCGAAGGCGGCTGGATTGGATTCTCTTCCCGTGGCTTATGTTGACGTAGACGATTCAACCGCCCTCAAAATACTACTCGCCGATAACCGCACCAATGACCTCGCAACCTACGATAACAAGGAGCTTGCGGAGTTGCTTGCAGATGTCAGCAATACAATCGGGCTGGATGGGACGGGCTTTGATGAGGCGTTTTTAGATAATCTTATTGGTGAGCTTGGTGAAATTGGTCAAGGCGAAGGAGGCTCAGAGGATGCACCAGAAGCTCAACTTGACAAAGCAGAAGAGCTCCGAGAGAAGTGGGGTGTGGAATATGGGCAACTCTGGGAAGTGGGACGGCATAGGATTCTTTGCGGGGATAGTGCGAAGAAAGAAGATGTTGAACGATTGATGGGTGGGAAGAAGGCAGTGTTAATGGTAACAGACCCACCGTACGGAGTTGAAGCAGTTGGTGGAACGCGTGACCCAAGAGACACAAAGAACTTCAAGAGTGGCAACGCTATTAAAAATGATGAGTTGACGGGCGATAAATTGAAGGTTTTTCTTGAGAAAGTCTTTCGAGAATGGGCACCATTTTTAAACCCCGGTGCGGCATGGTATTGCTTTTATGCTGGCACTGAGACAATTCCAGTTTTACATTCGCTAGAGTTGCTTGGTGGCGCGAGACATATACTGGTGTGGGTCAAGGAGCAGTTTGTATTTGGCCGATGCGATTACCATTACAAGCATGAGCCAGTTGCATATGGTTGGATGCCGGGTGCTGGACACACATGGCTAGGAAGTCACGACCAATCAACCGTCTGGGATATTGCGCGAGACAACGTAACAAAGAAGTTGCACCCAACAGTAAAGCCGGTTGACGTTTTTACAAAGCCTTATGCAAATCACACAGTAAGCGGCGATCTAGTGATTGAGCCATTTGTGGGAAGTGGTTCTCAAATGTGCGCAGCTGAAATGTCTAATCGCATCTGCTTTGGAATGGAGATTGAGCCCAAGTACGTCGCAGTTACTCTTGAGCGTCTTTCACTCATGGGATTGGAACCGAGGTTGCTAGATTGAAGTACACGCCTCAAGTAGTCGAGCAGATATGCAACCTTCTCAAGGGTGGAAACACCCGCAAGACCTCAGCGATTGCGGCGGGTATCAGCGAAGAAACCTTCTATACATGGATGAGAGAGAAACTTGAGTTTTCTGAGTCCGTTAAAAAGGCGGAGGAGATTGCGGTCGCTAGGAATGTTGCTATCATCAACAAGGCGGCGGGTGATACATGGCAAGCGGCGGCATGGTGGCTGGAGCGTAGACGCCGGGACGATTTTGGAAAGCATGACAAGGTAGATATTAACGCCACAGTCAAGGATGTAACTGCACTTAATGAACGTGAACTTAACGCCGAAATCTTTAGACTCCTTGCCATTACCGGAACGGCAACGATTGCTGGAAATGCTGAGAATGAAGCAACCGTTCTCGGACTGGTACAAGACAACGAAGCCGAAGCACTATAGTTACCCGAGGCACGTTGAGTACTTGTGCGAAATCGTAGACAAGACCATAAAAGGCGAGTTTCAGAACGTAGCTATCTCCCTTCCACCGGGACACGGCAAGAGCCAGACCATAACCACCCGCTTGCCCATCTACTGGGGAATGAGGAACCCACAAGATGCGATAGTGTTCACGGGCTATAGTCAAGATTTTGCCAACCGTAACCTAAGCAGACCCGCAAGGGAGCTTGCCAAGGAACTAGGGATTCTGGATAATTCGTCTGAAGCTATGGAGGAGTGGAGATTAACCAACGGTGCGAGACTGGTTGCTCGAGGTGTTGGCTCAGCCCCTACGGGTATCAACCCTATATCACTTTTGGTATGCGATGACCCGATAAAAGACCGTATGCAAGCCGAGAGCGAGACCGAGCGGAATAACATCTGGGACTGGTGGACGGGGAGCGTAGTACAAAGATTCTTCCCTCGAACGAAGGCGTTTGTGATTGCTACCCGTTGGCATCATGATGACCTCATTGGAAGGCTCAAGGCTCAAGGTGATGATTCTTGGACGTTCATAAACCTTCCCGCCATTGCAGAAGAGAATGACCCGCTCGGAAGGGCTGAGGGTGAGGCGTTGTGGCCGGAGGTCAAGCCGTTAAACTTCCTTGAGGCGGTACGGCGGCAGATGGGCGAGTACAACTTCCAAGCCCTCTTCCAAGGCAACCCAAGCCTTCGAGACGGTGCAATCTTCAAGGTAGACCGAGCCAGCTTCATTGATGAGCGGGAGTTACCGCCAATGGTTGAGCGGGTGCGGAAGTGGGACGTTGCAGCCAGTTCTGGAAAGGGTGACTATACAGCGGGGGTACTTGTAGGGAAGGATGCCAACGGGCGGTATTATGTCCTCGACGTTCAGAGATTCCAAGAAGGAACCGATGCGAGAAACCAACGGATGCTGGCGACCGCAAGACAAGACGGGGTAGCGGTGAGAGTAGTGGTTCCCGAAGATCCCGGCTCAGCGGGTAAAGACCAAGCCCTCGCATACCTTCGGCTCTTGAGTGGTTACAATGCCAAGGCAGTAAGGGAGACGGGGAGCAAGGAGACCAGAGCTGATGGGATTGCATCACAATTCAACGGTGGTAACGTCTCTTTATGTAGGGCTAACTGGAACACCGCCTTTATAGAAGAACTTAGGCAATTCCCCACGGGCACGCATGATGACCAAGTGGACGCTTTAGCGGGAGCCTTTAATGAATTGGTGAGTAGCAATGATGTTTGGAATTGGTAGCGAATGAAAATATTTGGACTTGAAATTAGAGCAGTCGGGCGGGAGCCACGGAACCGAGACCAGCAATTCACCGGGCTACCCTTCGTCGGTGGAACCTCGACGATGGGCGGCTACCTCAGATACGGGGCAACAGATAGGAATTGGCGAACCGAAGCGGGACAGATTGAGAGCAATTCAACGGTAGCTATCGGACTGGGCAAGATTGCTCAGAAGGTAGCACAAGCAAAACTCACGGTTAAGACAATCAACCCAGACGGTAGCTACTACTACAAGCCAGACCCACGACTCTTCTCATTCACCGCACCAATGCCGGGACTTGATGAAGCAACAATTCTCAAGGCGATTGCTTGCCCGCTCAAAGTCTACGGAAACGCATACCTTCTGAAGAGACGTAGCAAGACGGGCTTTCTTATTGGCTTGGCTCCGCTCATGCCTTGGCAAGTGGTTCCGAAGAGCGATATACACGTTGACGGGACGCCCAACAACGGGAACGAATTGATTACCCGTTACCAGATAACCCCTTACGGAGGCGGTGCGATGTTCTACGCCGCTCCTTCCGAGATAATCCACTTTCGAGATGGCATGGTGGATGTTGCGAACCCAGCCCTAGGAATGTCTCCCTTGATGGCCGCCCTTCGGCAAGTGGTCACCGATAACGAGGCGAGCAACTACGCCGCTACACTCATGACAAACATGGGAATACCCGGCGTTATATTCTCACCGAAAGACCCTAACGCAATGGAGCCCACGCAAGAGCAAAGAAAGTCTATGCGTGATCGTTGGCAAAGCTTCAGCCGTGACCGACGAGGGCAAGCGATGGATTTACCGGGCGCCTTCGAGATTACACGGGTTGCGATGTCACCGACCGACATTAAAGCCATTGAGCAGAAGGTTCACACAATGACCGAACTTCTCGCATCTCTCGGTGTTGACCCGATGATTGTTGGATTGCCTAGCGATTCCAAGACCTATAACAATATCTCCGAGGCTCGGGAAATCTTCATCGAGGACACTATTTTATCCTTGCTCTCGGTTATCTCGGCGACCCTTGACAAGGCGTTTGCTGATGAGGGGTTAGGGCTGAAGCCAAATGAGTTTCTCGCCTTCGACCCAAGCGTTTACCGTGAGCTCGATGAGGACATAAGTGCCAAGTACACAAGGGCAGAATTGGCGTTCAAGGCTGGAGCCTCTACCCGTGGAGAGTTCAGAAAGGCTCTCGGATTCCAAGAAGATTTACAAGACCCTCGGACATGGTTCGACATGAACGCCCTAGCCTCACCGCTCCCAGCCACCCGAAGCATTAAGAAGTACGATAAGAGCCAGTTTAGACGGCTCGAAGACATCCAACTCGAAAGCTGATGCCTTGTAACCATATCACCGAAAGCACCGCAAGGAAGCTCACCTTCATTCCCAAGGTGGTAGAAATTCGTGCGATGCCAGCCGCCTTTGATAAGCCCGGTCGGAGCTATCAGCGTTGGTATGAGGATATGTTGAACTTCAACTGGAACACCGCCAAGAACGCCTCTCAGCGATTGGTAAACGGTGGCAACGTTGAGGCATGGGCAGACAACTTCTTTGATGCCATCTTGCAAGCAAACGCTAACTCTCATTGGATTGGGAGGGACTTAGTGAGCCTTGACCCGACCAGCTTTGAGCAGTTAGACATCCTAGCGGCTAGGGCGATTGCAGACGATGACGCCGAATATCTCCAAGGCTTTATAGACGACATCCTCGACGGTCGCTACACCGATGAGGCGGGAGATTTAATGCTTGACCAGATTCTCAACCGCCAAAAGCTATACATGGGCAAGGCGAGGGGTATAAGTGCTCAAGCCTCGGTGGACGCTTTGGATCTTGAAACAGAAATAACTTGGGTGCTTGGAGGTACGGAGAAACATTGCTCAGATTGTCCTAGGCTGGCAAGCATCAGCCCCTACTTCAAAGATGATCTCTTTACCACGCCGGGGGCTTGCGACACTCCTTGCCTTGGGAACTGTAAATGCCATCTGGAGTTTGAGGTAGGCGGTAAGAAGGTGCAGACAATTAAGCCCGTAGTATTGGAGAATGATTGACAATGGCAGAGAATATAATGGTTCCACCCGTAGGTGTTCAGAGAGCGTGTAAGCGTGGGCTTCAGATGTTTGAGGAAGGTAAGGGCGGGGACGGACTTGAGCCAGCCACCATAAAAGAAGCCCGCTCGATGGCACGAGGTGAGGAACAGACCGAGAACAAAATCCGCAAGGGCAACCGATGGTGGGCAAGAAATGCCCGCTTCTTGGATGAGCCAGAGGACAGCCCCGCAATGGTTGCCGCCCTTCTTTGGGGAGGCGAGCCGGGTATGCGATGGTTCAAAAGGGCTTATGAATCCGTCATAAAAGAAGAGAAGTCTTTACAAATGAATTTCAATACAAGACAAGAAAGACAATTTGAGTTACGCATGGAAGGGGCAGAAGCCTCTAACGGTGGACTCAAGGGCATGGCACTTAAGTACGGGGAACTTGATTCTTA